AGAAGCGCCTAAAGGGCGTCTAGCGGCCCCGGCTTCTGCGCAGCATCTGCAGGCCCTGGAACACCAGCTGGATAATGCTGTTGCTCTTCAGGCGGCTAATCCCAATCAGCTCGCTGGCCGCGGCCACCACGATCCACGTGGCTGGGCTGTTGAGCACCGATTCAATCCCTTCCATCTAAAGCTCCTTTGTTGTGTGTTGTTGTACCGCGGGTGGCCGTGTAGGCCTCTGCCAGGTTATCCGCGGCTTCCTTTGCTAGCCATTTGGCGATGGCCGATTGCTGATGCCAGGCTGCGTTAAGGATCTCAGCCGCTTGCATCAGACTGTCCCACTCTTGCTCTTCGTAAAACGACTGCAGCAGCCGCTGTATTGACTCTTTGCGGAGAGCCAGCTCCAGCGGCATCTCCGTCAGGTTCACTGGTGCGGCACCTCAAGCCGCGCCACCCGCTGCTCAAGGTTGTTAAGCCGAGAGAAGGTTTCCCTGCCATCGGCCTTGATGTCTACGTGCAACTGCTCCAGGCGTGCTGCCACGTTGTCCACGCTGGAAGTCAGACGAATCACGGCGTCTCGGCCTTCGCGGTTACGGGAACCCATGGACCCCATGCCCATAGCGCCCACGGTGATCACTGCACCCGCAACCGCTGCCGCTACTTCGATCACTGGTCTTGTTCTTGTTCAGGCAAAGCGTATCGCGGACTGTCCAGACCCGCTTTAGCGGCCCTGACCAATCCGCTTCTTACGCCCAGGCCTGGCCTTAGTCCTGACGGAGTTGCCAATGCTGGTCTTTTTGTAAGCCGCACGGGATACGTGCTGGACCTTGGCAACCCCTTGCTTAGCTTTGACCGCCATCAGAGCACCGCTTCAATCGCCTCACGGCTGTTAAATCCCCAAGCTGCTGCTGCCCCAGCGTTCCATTCCTGCCGCAGCACCGGGACCACATAACCTTCGTCACCGGGCTGCAACTGACGGTCGTAGCCCTCGGGATACTCCGCATCGTCAAAGGTGGTGTAGTCGTTCAGCAGGTTCTGCAAGAACGCAGAGCGTTCAGGGCTAGCTTCTGTTGCCGCAAGATCGGTAGCAGTGTTGATAAGTGTCATGGTGACTATCCGCAGATAAGGTGATCACAGGCAAAACGCGCCGAGACGTTGCCGTGACCGACCGACGGAACGACGCTCCAGTCGGCGGCCCGAGACCCGGAACCAGCACCGTCGGTCCAGCCGCCACCCAGGACGACGGCGCGGGGGGTGTCGGCGTTTTCCGTGCCTCGACCGCCTGTGTTGGTGTTGGAGCCGCTGGTGTAAATGCCAACGCGCTCAGTGCCCCAGATAAACAGCGTCCCTGTGGCCTGTGCCAGGCCCCATTTGCTTTGCCGCTCCCACTGCACGGTGCCGGGATCAGAACCACGGCTGCCGGCTTCAGGGGCGCCAAACGCGGCGGCTTGTAACTCCCAGCTGAACATCAGCCGCTTGCCAAAGCTGTGTGCCACTTCAAAGAAGTTATACCAGCTACCAGGATTGTTGCCGCTGGTCAGGCTATAAGCCGTACTGCCATTGCCGCCGTAGAAGCTAGGGATTAAAGGTGGGCTGCTGTTATCAGCGATAGTGAGGCCAATCTTGCTGGATTGAACGGCACTGAAAGTCGTGCCTGCGAAGCTGGTAGAGCCGCATAGGTATAGGTCGCACCAGAACCGACCATCAATGTTTGCCATCCCACGAGGGTCGGGACACTCAGGTCGCCAGGTCAAATCCCAGATGCTGTACTCCAAAATCTCAGCACTAGCAGTTGGGCTGCCGCTATTCACTGCTGTGGGGCGACCGCTGGGGATGTAGTGGAAGCCGCCAACTACAGAACCGCCTGTGGCGCTCGCTGGTGCCGTGGTAAAGCTGGCATCACCCACCAATGCGCCCGTAGTGGGATGCTGCCAGATGGCGTAATCGGTGTTGTTGGTAAAGCTGCCGGGCATCGTCACAACTGTCGCGGAACCGTAATGGAAACCGTTGAGTGAGCTGTTAGCAACGATGCTGATTGCCGTGGCGCTGGTCTTGAAGAACAGTGGTCCACGGTGAAGTGGCGGGCGGCGATTAAAGCCCTTAATGATGTTGACGCCACCACCACTGCTGGACTCGATGGAGTTAACTTTAAGTGTGCTCATGGGGTCACCTCCGCAGGGTAGGGATAGCGGCTGCGGATCTCAGCAACCTTTGCTTGCCACTCCTCAACAGTGGCTTCACCACGCTGCGACTTGAAGAACAGCGGGTCGGCTTCAGCGGTGTAGGCGGTGGCGCGGTTGCGTTGAGCGGATGCCAGTGCCTGCTCCTGGGCAACGATGACCGCTGCTGCATCGACCTTGGCCTGATCGAGCTGGACGGGGTTGCCAGCGGCGTCGAAGGCTCCAGTGCCATCGTCAATAAAAATGACGCTGGGATAAGCCTTGCGGATAGCTTCGTGATTGAGGGTCATGCTGCTACCTCCATAACGGTAATCGAAGATGCAGTTCTGTAACGATTGAAAGTATCAGTATCGGTGCTACTTCTGTTTATGTAATAAGTCACTGAACCATTGTCACCATTCATACCTCTCACAGAATAAGTGAGCGAACTTGTTGAGGAAGGACTATCTAAATATAAAGCGTTATGATTGATTGGAACAAACGCATAACCAGGATTATTGTTCACAGTTGTAGACCTAGGTCGAGAGCCCGCAGAATCTCCCCTAAAAATAACACTACCGCCCCTGCACAAAACAGTTCCCTGATAGTCATAGGATGCCCCTATGTTCACATTGTAAAAAACTAAAATTTTATTACTAGACGAGCTTGGCGTAATTGATACTGAAATTAAATCGGTGGATCCAACTGAATTAGCACTAATAGATTCGGAGGCTGTGTCAGTTTTAGCGGTTTGAGCCACCTGCAGAATCTTCCCCGCACTAGCAAAACTCAGCGCACCACTGCCGTTGGTCTGCAGGAACTGCCCAGCCGTGCCATTCCCCGTAGGCAGGGTCAGGGTGTTGGATCCTGCCACTGCAGGTGCAGTCAGCTCTGTGAAGCCGCTGGTGGATCCGGTAAGTCGTAGCTTGCTCATGGGGTCACCTCCAGGGGCTTGGGATACTTAGCTTTGACAGCAGCACAAGCTGCGTAATAGGCGTCCAGCTTGCTGGTGTCACCCTCTGATGCCCAATACAAGGCGTCTGCTAGCTCGGTAACTGGCGGGTATTCAGGTTGCCGTTGGCGTTGGTAGGCAGTGGCTGCGGCTGCAGCTGCGATTGCGTTCCAAGCAGATTGAGCTAGAGCCTGGTCAAACTCAAACGGTTCCCCAGTCTCCTGATTGGTGACGACAAGATCGTCAAGGGTGTTGCCTTGAATGGTGAGAAGCGCATCTGGATACGCAGCTCTGATGCCTGTATGCCAGTCCATTACGCTGCTACCTCCATGACCGTAATCCAACTGATGCCTCTTTCATAACTAAAACTATTACCATCGACTACAGTTCTGTTTAAGTAAAACGTGGTAGCTGTTGCTTGAAGAGCCGTTGGAGTATATGTAATTGTGTTTGTATTTGCTGGTCGCCCAGAGTCAGGAAACATATGACAGAAAGCACTGTCAGGTGTTGATGCGTGATCATCTGCATAAGTCATTGCAAACGAAACTATGCCGGGATTTCTTGATCCATAAGACGATGGCAGCACAACTGTTCTTGTGCCAGAAATAGTACGCGCAAACGCTGCCATTGCGTTATAAGAAGGGCCTCCCGTTTCTCCCATAAGGGAGAATGAAACCAACATCAAACTGGTGGATGTTGTTGGCGTGATGTTCACGCTAAAAGGCATATCAGTATGAGTCTGCGCTGATTGACTGACTGTGGTTGCTGTTTCGTATTGAGTGCTCACCACCTGCAGAATCTTTCCCCCAACACCTGCTGCCAACTTGGCGGCGGTGACTGCACCTGCTGCAAGGTCATCAGATGTAATGGAACCGTCAGGAAGACCGCCTGCGCTGATGCCAGTAACAGTGCCGGACCCGTTGATAGTGATAGGCATGATCAGACCACCACCCAGTTGGAATTGTTTGGAATAGTCACGGTGACCCCGTTGTTAATTACGATAGGCCCTGCACTGAGGGCGTTTTTTCCTGCCGTGATGGAATAGCTGGTAGTGATAGTGGACGAGTTCTCGTAGAACACGTCATCCGTACCACCACCTGCTGCCCCACCAGCAGTGCCCCAGCTCAGTACGCCAGCGGCGTTTGACTTCAGGGCATGACCAGAGACCGTGGCATCCGTAGCGGGCAGCGTCCAGGTGACGTTGGCTGCAATCGCGCTCGGAGCTTGGAAAGCTACATATTGACCACCTTGGCCAGTTGCCTCACCAAAGCGTAGGTCTGACTGGTTATCAAGCAACACGTCACCAGTGACCGTACCACCTGTCAGGTTCAGCTTCTCGTCAACCAGCTCCTGGATCGCCCCCTGCACATTGTTGGAAGCAATCGTGCCAAAGGGAGCAAATACAATGTTGGCAGCATCACCAGGCACATAAGCCGTCACCCAGATAGTGCCGGTGTAGACCCGCATAGCCGACAGCGTGGTGCTGAAGTACAGGTCACCAGCGTTCAGCGGATCGCCGTCGTTATCCAGGGTTGGATCAACGGCAAAGCTGCCTAGGTAGCGGTCGTCAAACTGATCAAACGCTGCCAGTGCTGAGGCAGCAGAGTTAGCAGCAGCAGTTGCGCTGTTAGCTGCGTTTGTTTCACTGTCAAAAGCGTTGTCTTCGCTTGTGGCTGCGTTGGTGGCCGATGTGTTGGCAGCTGTAGCTGAGTTTGCAGCAGCTGTTGCGCTGTTGGCTGACGCTGTGGCGCTGTTGGCTGACGCTGTGGCGCTGTTTGCAGATGCAGTTGCGCTGTTAGCCGAAGCGGTAGCGCTGTTGGCTGCGTTAGTTGCCGACGTGCTAGCAGCGCCAGCGCTAGCAGCTGCAGCCGTTGCGGATGCACTGACTGCGCCGACGTTAGAGTCGACATACGTCTTTGTTGCTGCGTCATTGGCGCCAACGGGTGCGCCGACGTTGATGATTCGCTGGTTGCCAGCCGTTGGCAGGCCCGTAGCCGAGTCAATGCTGACCGTTTGCTTCAGGCTGTCGTCCAGCTCCTGCTCCAAGAACAGGTGCTGCAGGTTGCTGGTGTCCAAGTCACTGGCTACCAGCGTGGACCCGTCGACAAAGTCGACCAGGGGGGTGTTAGCCGGGGTGATCCGGCGCACCTCCACCCTGATCCCGTTTGCTGGCGCAGAGGCCAGCAGCACCGTGGTGTTGTTGACGTAGGTGTACGCCGTGTCAACGAAGTTGACGAAGACCTTGACGTGCTCCTTCTTGATGTACTGGAAGGGGATGGCGTACTGGGTGGTGGCCCCGTTGCCGGTGTAGACGACGTAGGAGTAGGCCATCAGTAGTTCACCTGTTCAGTAAAGGCACGAGGATTTCTGGACGCTGGAGCGGTCGCCCCACCGTACTGATTATCGCCGCCCATCCGCTTGCGCAAGTAGTCTTTTTTATCTTTGTCTTCTTGAGCGGCCTTTTCTTCTTTGGCAATTTCCTGGCCCTTAGCGGTTGTGGCCTTGTACTCCTTCTTGGCCAGCTCCTTGTATTTGGCAATTTCTGCTTGCAGGGCGGCGGCACGCAAGCTCGTGTACTTGCTGGAAGCCCCTTCGATTGGCCAGGACTTGTACTGCTGCGACTCGATCAAGGCGGTAGCTGACTGCAGGAACGTGCGGCCAGTCAACTCATCCTTTACTGTGGCAAAAATCTGGACGTAGTCCTCCAGCTCGCTTGGCTTAAGACGCATTTCAGTGCCAAAGTCGGAAGCGCGAGGACCGCTGAAGGTAGTGCCCTTGCCATGCAAGAGGGCCATTTCCTCATGTACTGGGGTCATTATTTGGCGCTTTACCTGCATGGAGGACCATGGCGCAAACTGCAGTAGGCCTTGCAGCCAAGGCATTTCAGCAGGAATTTGGTCAGAGCCCAGGATGCCAACGGTCAAGATGGGGGCCCCAGTAATGAAATCCCTGCGTGCAGGCAAGGTGTTTGAGAAGCCAGGTACTCCATTGCGCACTTCGTCCAACGTTTCCTGGAAGAAGCCCATTAAACCGCCAATTTCGCTGGGGTCGACGGAGCGGGCTATTTGATCTGTTTCACGGCGAGCTGCACGCAAGGCAGAGCTGTAAGGCACCATGCTGGCCGCAAGACGAGCAAAGTACCGGGACCAAGCGTCTCGCTGGTTAGCGCCAGTCATGACCTTGCTGGGGTTAAAAGCAGCTTCGTAAAACTCAGTAAATCCTTGGAAATAGGCTTTGCTTAAAACGCCCATGGTCGACATGCGAACCACAGTCAACGTTAAGGCGGCGCCAAGGCGATTGCGGTTTTCATCTGACAAGCTGTTGGCAATGTCAACGTAGTCCCCAATGCCTCCAAAAAGGGTAGTGAACGGCTCAAAGGCCCGCATGGAGATTGGTTCTGACCACCGACCTTCTTCGTCGCTCCAGACTTGGACTGTATAAGGAGCGCGTTGTTCAATATCTGTCCATTTTCTTCTTAGTTCAGGGTCTATGGGACCACCACCGTTAAAGCGGATGTAACCCATTCCCGCGGCCATGCTTGCAAGGGCTAAAGCCGCAGTGCCAGTTGCCATTTCGCCCAAGGCTCGATCTCTAGTAAAGGCGTCTGCGCTAGTAATGTCTCGCCAGAAAGTATCTACAAAAACTGCAGCGGGCGTATTGCGTGCTGCGCCTTTAATAATGTTGACGCCAACTCGCATGAAAGGCTGAACAAACCTAACAACAGGGCCAATTCCAGGTACATTGGCAGCCCGGTTAAAAATTTCGCCAGGGTAAGATGTAAGGCGACCTGCAACTTGCAAAGGCCCTTCAGTCATAACTCCAGCTAGCTTGTCTCCAAACATGCCTTCGTTAATATATTTTTTTGCAAAATCTTGCAGTTCTTGCCCCTCAAGGCCGCGGCTCATTCCCAGTCGCACGCCTTCGTTGTAAGTGCGAGGCTCTAGCTGAGCCCAAATTGAGTCGGTGAAATTCACCGAATCCATAAATTTCTGAGCGTGTGGGCTGTCTAGGTGAACGTCAGCCAGGCTTTTGCCGTTAATTACGGCATCTTTGATTGCCTCATCCGTTCTGGCTGCAGCGTATTGCTGTGCCCATTTCCAAGCCTCAGGGCTCATGTCTTTCATGCCGCGCTCTACTGCCAGCTCCATGCCACGAGGCAAGTGGCGGACGTGCTCAAAAGACTGGCCGGCCAATGTGGAGTTAAAGGTGTCGACAGTCAGCGCAAGGCGAGTGGCGCCAGTGCCAAGAACACGCCACAGATGATTTGCAAGTTGCCCCAGAGGCGTTTTGGCGTATTCCACGCCCATGTCCATGGTATTGACTGTCCAGCCAGTCATGGCCTTAGGGCCTTGCATCAACTCCAGTTGCGCTTCTTCTTTGGCAACACGCGCTAAATAGTCGACAGTGCTGTTTTCAAGGTTAAACAGCGACTGGCCAGCTTTGAACGCATGCCCAGCGACTCGCAAGGCGTTGGACATGTTCATCCAATACTGCTGGTACATCATTAACGAATACATTGCCCGCTTTGATTCACCCGTCAGGGCTGCCCCTGCAGCTTGCTGCAAGGGAAGACGGGCCAAGTTAAACATGCCGTTTGTAAGGTTAGTAGTAAGGGTTACGCCGCTGCTAATCAGGTTGTTAGTGCGCAGCATCAACAACGCATTAGGTTCAAGCGTTTTCACGTCGTCAAAGTTGCGATAAAACTTGGTGCGAGCTTTGCTGTCTGCGCCAATAGACACAAGTGTCTGCGCAAAAGCGTCAGCCGCTGCCATTGCCTTAGGCGTAATTTCACCGCCGTTGACTGCCGCAGTCAGCTCTGGGTCAATCTTGTCGGTAATGGTCTCATCAATAGATTTACCTTGTTCGACCTCAAGTTCTTTTTTGATCAAGCCATCCACAAACAAACCATCCACGTCAGTCCTTGCGGCGTCACCAGCGTCTGGTACTGCCGTGGCTGGCACGTCAACGGCGCCTTTGCCGTCGATGCGGTAAGGCGGGATCTCGTAATCCCTGGACATTTGCATTTCAAGGCCCATTTGGCCCCATGGGCGGGTAACGCGCATTACGGCTTGGTGTACCGCTCGGCTGGATTCTGCGGCAGAGATCAAGCGGGCCAGTCGCTCTGATTCGTTAAGGCCATCAAAGCTGGCACTGTTAAGCCACAAAGCCGCTTCACGCGATGCCTCTACTTGTTTCAGGTCGGCGTAAGCCATGGCGCGGTTGAGAGCGCCTTGCTCGTACTCACTGAATCCACGAGTTATCGCGTCAAGGCCTTTCATGATTGACTCGCCATCTTCGCCGTGGCGGTCAAACCAATCTTGGTTAGAGCGACGTAGTTGCTCAACGTTCATCACCGGTATGCCCGATTCCGTGGCCCGATCAGGCAGGACCTTGGACATGGCGTTGAGGCCTTCAACCAAGTTCTCTCGTTGTACGACGTAAATCGTTTTGCCAGAAGGCGATTGCACTTTTTGGAAGTTGTTGGCCATCAGGTCTTCCAAGGTGACCTCGCCGTTTTGCAGGGCTTTCTCGTTATTTACAACTTCTCGCGCAAACTGACGTACCCAGTTTTCATTGTTTGCAGGACCAGGAGGAGGGTCAACAGGTACAGGACCCTCGGGCTCATCTGGCCTGATGCGAACGCGACCGCCTGACAAGGTTTCTTGTAAAGGCGCAAATTCACCAAGAGGGCGGCCTGCCATCTCGCCTTGGTAAATGCGCTCAAAGACGTCATCCCAAGTCTGGAAGCCGTTGCCCTGAGCCCAGTTCCTGGTCGCCTCCAGGAATTTCAAGAACTTGTCAAACAAGGCTCGGACGCCTTTTGTCGTTTTGATAGGTTCGCCAGCTTGACGAGACAGGCTGTAGACAGCCGCAGACTCAGCAATAATTTCAACGTCATCTGCCAGCGCTAGGTCGGGTTGACCGCCGCGGGCAGCAATCTTTTCCAGCTCAGGACGGGCTGCACGCAGTACCGCTTTTTCTTGCGGGGTAGCAAGGTAGTCAATTACAAAGTGGACTGCCTCGTGGTAGCCAGTTCCCCGCAGCTGGTGGGGGTTTTTACCTGCAAGGGCAATACGAACCAGGTTTGTCACAGGGTCGTACAGGCCAGCAGTAGTGATGTCCTTATCGGGCACGGAGTCGGGGATGCCCCAGTCCCTGCGTGCAGCAGCAATTTCGGCAGGAGTCAGCTTAATTTTGGGCTCAAAATTGACACTCAACTCTGGCCCTGCAATGCGCTTAAGCTCAGCGCGTAGATCGTTAAGGATCCGCCCTTGAGAAATAACCGGTCGCTTCCACAGCGGGGTTCTGAAGTCAGCAATCGCGTCACGTATTTCATTGGTAAGGCGTGCCAGCTCTGGGCCTTCGGCTGCCTTGGCTTGCTTGCTTAGTTCGCTCAGGCGGCGAATTAGGCGGGCGCCTTCGCCAACAGCGTTGAAGTCAGACCTGTCGATCTTTGCCCGGCTGGCGGTGCCGCCTTCTGCCGCAGCATCTGCGCGTTGGGCAAGGATCTGATCGCGCAGGGCAATGCGGTCTGCTGGCGGCATGTCGGCCAAGCCAGCAGCTAGAGCGCTGTCAATATCGGCAATTTGCTCGCGTGACGCGGCTGTAGCGGCTGTAGCGGGTGCGGGAGGCGCGGCTGTAGCGGGTGCAGTTGCCTCGGCCTCAATGGCATCGCGCTTGGCGTAGTAATCGTTGTAAGCCTTGAGCTGAGCCTCGTATTCGTCTCTGGCTTCAGGTGATACGCCCGCCTTGCCAGGCTTAATAGTTTTAACTTCTAGTTGGTTTTCGGCGTCCCAATAAATTCGGACTGAATGAGTGCGTCGACCGCCGCCAGCGCGGATGCCTCCTTGATGCGCAAGGCCGCCATAGCCAAGTTTGGCCAGTTCAGCGTTTATTCCATCAAACAGTTCTGTTAAATCACTGGCGCTATAACGCATGTTGTAACTAGCTCCGCGGGCGGTATCCAACATTTCGCCATAGCTCATTAACCCAGACTTTTCCCAGTCGCCCAGGATTTCATCCCACACTTCGCTGCCAGATTGCTTTTTAAGAGCGGCAACCTCGGGATCAGCGCTGTTCCAATCCAGCATTTCGTCTGCATCAAAAAATTTGACCGGTTTCTTTTCTTTAGTCAAATAAATAATTGGCTTGTATTCTTTTGCCTGCGGCGGGTTGTCAGCCAGTTCCCGAAGGCGATTTGCCAGGTTAGTAGCTTGCTCAAGGTTGCCGAGCTTGGCGCCAGGGCGCAGGTCCGCCAGCAAAAACTGAACACGCTGCCTCAGTGCGTCGTCGATTGTGCGAGCCTCTTGGCCTGGGCGTTTTGTAATAACATCCAAATAGTTTTGAACAAGTTCATCGCCTCTTGCGCCTTGTAGCCATGCCCTGAACATGGCCTGCTCTTCAGCAAACCGAACCTTGCCTAGCCCCTGTTCATCTAAGGCTGCTGCAATTTCTTGCAGTCGTTCAGGTGCTGGTATGCCTTTATTCCGAAAACCAAGCAAAGTAATTTCTTCGCTAGTAGCACCTGCTTTTTTTAGAAGCCTTGTTAGGGGTTCGCCTCCGTATTCCCTTAATGCAGGAACGGGAATTTCGTTTTTAATAGCAGCTTCTTTGCCTTTAGCTGTGTACGACCCTGCGGTGCTGAAATCGTCAGTCGTATAAAAACCGTTGCCAAACAGGTTGGTATTGGTCCAGTAATCGCCAGATTCCACACTCTTAGGAATACCGCCAGGAATCTCCTGGGCAGTTCCGTGGAAATACAACCCTTGGCCGCGAGTGTCGCCAGTGGCAACGGTTTTGCCACCAGATACAAGTTTGGGAGCAACCGGAGGTTCAGGCTCAGGGCCCAGGGCTGCAATGCGAGCCTGGATGTCAGACGACGCAGCAGCGGGGGTAGGCGCAGCAGCTGCAGCCGGCGGCTGCTCTAGCGGAAGCCGCGGCCCATTGATCTCATCCTCAATGGCTTGGCGCAGGCGGCCTACGTTTTCTTTGACGACCACAGCAGCGGTGCGCTTGCCCTTTACCTGGCCTGCCATCTCATTCAGCAGGTCGCGGACTGGGCCGGTGTAACCAGTCACCCGGTTAAACACCTCAACGGCAGCAGCGGCCTGCTCACGAGCGGCCTGACTGCCGGCCACGTCGATCACATTGCCAGCTGCCTCCATAACCCCTTTGCGGCCAGGAATCGCTGCAGACGTAAGCGCAACCATCTCCTCGCGCAGCGCCTTAAAAGCCTCTGTGCGGACGTTTAGCAACTGGTCAAAGTTGGAGGTTTTGAACATGTCCTCCATGCCAGGCAGGACACCGCCAGACGGGCCACTGGTCTGGGCAAACTTGGCCTCCTGCATGGCCTGCAGGATCTTTTCAGCCGACCATTTGCTTTTGCTAGCAGCAGCAGCGACGTCACGGACAATGGCCTCATCCAACGGCTCAGAGCCCAGGGCCATTGCCTTGGCCAGGTCCAGCTTGCCGGTGGCGCCCTTGTCAAAGATGTCCTGCGGCAGGCGGCTCAGGGGGATGGCCTTTTCTGCAACGGGGCCACGGACGTCAATGCTGCGCTGTCGCAGTTGGTCGACGCCTACGCCCATGTCGCGCATGATCTTGGCGGCATCCCATGGGGTGCCCATGCCTTCGGCCATGTTTTCCATGGCGCCAATAGCGCGAGCCTGCTCAGCAGACGGCGCCTCAATCTCCCAGGTCAGGATGTTCTGCCGGCCAGATCGCTTGGCCAAGTCAAGGCGGTTGTGGCCATTAACCACATACAGCAGGCCGTCGGCTGGATCGCGCCAGACGCTGACGATTTTTCCAAACAGCGGGTCGTATTCGGTGGCTTTTGCAAGAGAGCCAGATGCGCCAGTTTTGTTAAGGCGGCCCGCCTCCTTGAATTGGAAACGCTGCGGGTCGGTGGCAATGTCAGCTACCGAGGTTTCCCGTACCTGGCTGTACGAGGGCAGGATGGTGCCACGGGCTTCAGGAGTTACAGCGCCAACCGAGTCAGGTACGGTGCCAGCAGCACGGGCAACGGCTACCTCAACGTCGTCAATCGCTTTCTTGTAGTCAGCTTCAGCCTTAAGGGCAGACTCTTGCGCCGGCAAACCTGGCTCAGCTATTTCAGCAGCGGGGGGCTTGCCAGGCTTAGCAGCAGCAGGAGGAGCGCCTGGTTCGGTAACAGCCTTGGCTGTTGTCTCAACGGTTTGCTCAGCAACAGGTTTGGCGCCCCGAAATGCCTTGCCCCAGGCCACCGCAGCCTTAGCGGCAAAGCCCAAGGTCTGAATAATTCCGTTAGCTGCAGGCTCAAGAAACAAGCTCTCAACTGCGTTTTTCCAGCGAGCTTCTGTCGCCGTGTCGCCAGGCTGGGAGCGGACCAGATCTGCCAGTGGACGACCAAGAGGGGTGTCAATCTGACTTTCGACCCACTGCAATGCTTGGCTTGATGTGCGGACTGCGTCCGAAACAATGCCGCCATCAGGATCAGCAGCCCGATCCTCCAGATACCCCAATGCGCTATCTGATAGGCGCTTCTCTTCAGGCTTAAAAGCGGCATAGGCCGTAACCATGCCGGCAGGTGCCTCTTTGACGCTGGAGACAGCAATACGGCCAGCCAAGCCCTTCGCGCCTGGCGCCGACCTCATGGCCTGAGCTGTTTGGCTAACAACTGCTCGGGCGGGAGCCGTGACACGAGCAGCCGCTCCTGCCCCAGGAAGGCGCCTTGCAGCAGCTGCGCCTCTTCCTAGGCCAAATCTGGCCAGAGCAAACCCCAGGCCAGCTTGGACAAAACCAGCTACAAAGCCCTCTGCAGCGTTGACCTCTACCTCTGGTAAAGCCGGGAACACGCCGAGGATTTTGGCGTCAGGGGCACCAGGCTTTCGGGGAGTGCCCAGCTTAGAAAACTCATCAGCCGGCAGATTGCCCAACAGCTCTTGGGTAAGGTCGCGGGCCCCCTTAAGAATGACCCGGCCGGTGTCAAAAGGGATTCGGGTGTCGCGCTTTTTCTTGGGATCTGGAAAGCTCTGCGGGACATTAGCCTCGACAACCGCGGCTCCCTGGGAGTCAGTGGTGACCTTGTAAGGCATAATCAGATCCCTTTCTGCAAGAGTTTTCTCAGCTGATCGTATCGGCTTCCGAAGATTCGTCTCCCCTCTGCCGCGCTAACGACCTGCTGCCTGGTGTAGCCAAAGACTCCCTCGTACTGACCAGGGGCTTTTGCAATATCAACAATAGGCTTGTTGCCCGCAACCGCCGAACGGTTGATTAGGTTGGCTGCAACCTCAAACTTGCCTGCGGCTGTTGGGCCCGCTTCCGTCAAAACCGTAAAAGTAAGGGCGTTAAGGTCTTGTGGCGAAAGTTTGCCAGCGCGGCTAAGGGCAAGCGGTACGACCCTGGGGTTGAAGTCAAAGAAAAAGTTTTCTCTGGGGTCGCTTTGGTAGTCGCCTGCTTGCTTGAAGCGTATTTGGGTAGTGCCACGGAATGAGTTAGCTCCACGCAAAGCACGAATTGCGCCTAGCAAACTGGTAGAACCAACGGCCATTGGACCCATTGTTGCCAATGGCATCTCTCTTGCACTGGCGGACGGCACAATGGCGTTTAATGCAGATTCGGTCAGCCCAAGGATCCTGCGACTTAGCCGCTGAGCCAAGCCAATGTCGGGGTTGACCATGGCCAGTCCTAGGCTGGATCCGCCTGCGCTGGGTTGAGCAGAGCTAATTTTCTGGCCTTGCAACTGTTGAATTCGTTTCTCGTATCCCTTGGGAAATGGAACGCCAGGATGGACCATCTTGAATTGATCCAGGAAGAACTGAACAGGGTTGTTCCCGTAACCAGCTCTTTTGATCATTAACTGCATTTGCGGGCTTATCCGGCCGTTGTCTAGGTAGTCGTTAAAGTTTTTGTCAAAAACATCTTTGCTGAACAAAACGTTGGCCTTGACCTGGTCCGCCAGTTGCTGGTTTTGCTGTGGATTGCCACGGCCTGTGCGCTCAACAATTTTTAATTTGTTAAACCATGCCTCTGGGGAAACATACTTTGGCGCTTGCAGTTCTTGTTGAACTGCCTGCTTAGTAGGCGCGGCTTCAGTCTCTTTTCTTTGTTCAATAGCAAAACCCTGAACCTGCTGCATCATCTGAGCAGGCGTCAATTTGTTAGCCAGCCCACTGCGGCGGATAGATTCAAGTCTTTGGTCAATTTCAACGCCGCGTTGTATTAGTCGAGCTTCCTCTTCTCGTGTAACAGTTTGACCTCCAGGCGAATTTTGCAATACAGTTAAAGCTATTTCATCATCCATCAAGTCTTTTCGAACTTTTGCAGCGGCATTAGTAAATGGTTTCATGTCCGCTTTTAGCAGCTCTTCGTAATTAGCAATTAACGAGCGGCCGGTGGCAGGATCCATTAATCCACTTGCTACCAAACTTTGAATTCTGGGGATTTCAGTCCTTGGATTTTTAGCGTAGGAAAATACGTTTTCACGCGCAACCCGCGCCTGCTCTGCTGCAGAGATCGTTCGGCCAGCTGCGCCTGCATTATTGATTTGGGCTAACGCGCTAGCTTGCTGATCCATAGGCACGTTTTGTAATACATAAGCTGTTGCGTTAGCTTCGGCTTGCTGCCGTTGAGCAGGAGTTAGGCTTGGATCGCCAACTCGAAACCGAGTAACAATATTTTGACCTTGCTCCTCGCCTGCCTCCTTTTCAAAATACTCTGTTTTTTCGTTATAGCCTGCATAAGCAGACATCAACTTTTCAGACAGCCTAATTAAAGCAGACGGGCCGCCCTTAGCGCCAAGTTGATCAATTAACTTTGTTCCTTCAGGGCCAACAGTAATTTGTGAATAAATTTGCAGAGCTTCGCCAGATAAATAATTAAACCTATCACGATTTAATTTGCCGTCCGGCCCTATTGAGTTAGTCATTACGGCAGCAACTATATCCTCATCCGTGCTTTCAATAAGTTTCTGGTATTGAGGAATTCCTAGCTGTTGGCGAGCGTCAGTATTCTGTTGACTCAAAGTAGCAACGACCGCAGCGCGATCAATTTTTGTTGCACCGAATAGGCTGGTGTAGTTTTTTTGCCTTGCAGACTCAGCCTTGCGGGCGTTGGCAGCTACTACATCAGCGTTGTGTTCCCTGTTCAACTCGCCATATTTAGCTTCTATTAGCGGAAGTAATTCCTTGCGCAGCACTGGGTCGTCAGGGATGCTTACCAGCGACGATATTGCTGATAGCACTCGTGGATCGCCTGGGAGAATCTCGTCACGAGGTGTGTCGCCGATTTTGTTTATTAAGGCAAATCGGCTTGAGGCTGTATTGAGCGTATTAAGAGTAAATGCTCTGGCGTTGTAGCGGTTTGTATAGGCCAACTGCAGAGGGCTGAGCGCCTGCAACCGTTCGTACAATGCACGAGCTTCAGAGTCGCCAGCAGTCGCCTGCCTATAAAGCTGGTCGCGCACGTCTGCAAATGTTTGCCCTGGGAACTTAGCTTGAAGATCACGGTTGATTTGCTCCCCTACGATGCTGGCCTTTTCTTGGCGCATCTTTTCCATGGCCACATAGGTGTCACCAAATCTGCCAAGAGTTTCGCTAAAGCTGCCTAAGGATTTTGCCAGTGCAGCCATGTCTCCCGACGGCTGGGGCAAATCAGGTGGCCTAGGAATAACTGTTGCGCCACCCAGGATTGGACCCCTTGACTGAAAAAAGGTATCAACTGGCCTTGCCGCAGGACTAAGGGCAGGGAGGTCAAAAGACCTGCCGCCGATAGGCGTACCTGCTCCCATCTGGGGAGTGCCGCCGATAAGACGGCTTGCGTCCTCTGCACCAGTGACGGTGCCAAGCGCTTTGCCGGTGCCAAGTTGCGATGCCATGGTTCTACTAATACAGTTTTAGGCCTGGGGTAAATGCTCTTTGAGTGATACTTGCAGTTTTACCGTCTGTTAGTTTCTTAAATGCGTCAACTCCTGGCGGTGGCTTTGGAAGGTTGCTGTATAGGGTTGCGCCGCTTGAAATGCCGCCCATTACAGCACTTGCACCTCCCAGGACATATGGCAATGCGCTTGGCGCTGCTCGTTCTATTGGCCTGATCGGATCTAAGTTCACCTGTTTAAGGTACGGCTGGTTCTGCGCCATGCGATTCGCGTAGTTCGCTGCAGCACCGCGCTTGTCCTGCTGTTGCTGGTTGATGGCAAAGGCCAGGTTGCGGTCTGTCGCAAAGTCAAACTGCGCTCGCTGCCTGTAGTAGTCGGCAATCAGGTTGTCGACGGTGTTGCCGATTCGACCAGCTGCGCTGACCTCCCCCTTGGCCTGCAAGAACGCCTTGCCTGTCTCTTGCTTCTTCTGTGCTGCAGCCTCCTGCTCTTGCATGATTCGCAGGTTTAGCTGGCTGATGTCGTTTGCGTAAGCAAGACCTGCCAGCTCTGCGTTCTGCTGGTTCAGGGTCTCCTGCATCATTTGTTTCTGGTTCTCGTAGGCGTTGGCAGCATCGGTTTGCATCATTGCAAACTGATAGTTCTGCTGCGCCACAGCGTTCATGTATGCCGTCTCTTGCTGCGCCTGTTGGTACGCCGCAACCTGCTGGCCAATGCCAAGGCCGGCAGAGACAACGCCAAAAATAATGGGAACCGCTGGGCCGCACATGATTTAGATCCTCACGAACTCGTAGAACAGGCGGCTTTCTGGCCCCCAGTTTGGATGCTTACGGATAAAGGTAAAGCCCATGTACTTCAACCAGCGGACGTGGACCACGTTGCGGGCGTCCACCACGTTGAACAGCACTGGGTAGTCAGCGTGCAGCTTGCGCAGCTGCAGCTTGGATTCCTTGAGAAATGCCCGGCGATCACCGTGGTCGTCAAGCATGGCCTGGCATCCCAGCATCCAGATCCGGCCAGCCCTGGTGCCCTCTGGTATCACGCCCCAAGCGCCCACCACGTTGCCGTGCCTGCTGACCATGGCCATGCACGGACGGCTGGAAAAGAAGCAGTGCAGCATGGTTTCCCGTGGGCTGCTGCCTGACTGTGCTTTAACCTCAGCCACGTCCTCTGGTCGCATGCCGTCAGCCACAGCAACGACGTCACGAACAGTGGCAGGGCGCTGGTGGCTCCCCTTCACATCCGTGACGCACGACTGTGATACCACCCTTCCCATTCGCAGGACTGCACTCTGCACGGTAATGGACTGTTGCTGAGTAATTCAATCTTGGCACCTGTATTGCGTGTCATCACAGGGGCGCGGAACTGGCCTTGTTTTAAGGCAGGTGCGCCCAGTGGCGTGCTGCCCAATGTGTAGCCCTCAAACGTGTAGGTCTGGGCATCGCGGCCTTCTGCTGTCACCCGCAGCTGGAAGTGAGCAGTCTTGTCAAATACCACGGTCCAGGTGCGCAGCTGCAACCTGGGACCTGCAGCTACAGCGACACCACCGCCTGCTGGCTGTTCCTTAATAAAGGGCGTGGAGAACTCATACGTCATCTGGTACAGCTCACCCACAAAGAACTTGGCTTGGCTCAGGTCGCCACGCACAACAATCGTTCCGTTGCCACCAGCCCCGCCTGTAAGCGTCTCTGACACGATCTGGAGGGTTTGGCCGTGCTGCAGTGTGTTGCCAGCCACAAGCCTGCCTACAAGGGCCATGGTGCCCGTAGCGGTCATGGGGTAGGGCAGGGTGATTGTCGACTGCACATCCAGGCCAGCGGGCTGTGTTACTGCCACCGTGCATGCCGCCTCAGATACCTTGCGATCCAGCAGCAGCTCAAACGAGCTGCCTGTGTCAGTGGTCTCAGGGCGCAGTGCAATGCGCTCCATGTAGACACCGTCGCCGTACTGGCACAGCAGGTACAGGTCGCTGTCCAGGATGTCGGCACCAATGATTTGCTTGCCGGGCTGGAACTGCCAGAAGGACCAGGACGACTGCAGCTTGGTGTCCTCCTCAAAGAAGAACTTGTAGAAGTAGACCCGGTCGGTCTGGTTCTTGCTGATGGCAATGACAGTTTCTTCCGACACCGACGCTGCCAGGGTGGCCAGGTTTGCCGGGATAAAGCGGGGGATCGCTGCTGTCACCTCCTCAGACATAGGCACAGGGCCACTGGCGTCTGGCAGGAAGAACTCGCGCAGGCCTGAGAACTCACCCTTAGGGATGGCGAAATAGATGGTGCGTCCAACGCCCACTGGGTCGACGTTGGATTGCATGTCAAAGGTGGTGATGGCCGTGACCGTTGCGGTCTTTGGTGTCAGCGGCGAACCCAGCGTTGTGATGCCAGTGTCAAGGCGGAACTGGCCATGGCGGCTGAACAGCAGCAGCGTGTTGGCAAAGGCCAAGCTGCTGACCAAAAAGTTGATCTCGGTGCCGCCTGTGCTGATGTCAATGGGGTCACTGTCCACGACGGTCTGCACTGTCTCTGGCCAGAACCGGTCGTAGCTATCCGCTGCAGACAGGATCACGTTCTCGTCAGCCAGGAACACCAGCCTGTTGCGGAACAGGTTGATGTTCTGGATCTGCTTGCCGACAAAGGTGGGCTCTGGGGCGGTGATCGTGTCACCTGCCACACGAGTAGACCAGTCGAACTTCTTAAACGTGAACGTGCCGTTTGTGTTGCGCATCAACACGTGCGGCATGGTCGTTTGATCCAGTTTGTACTTGGAGCCAGGCGCAGCACATTCGCGCCACACGCCCTTGCCAAACCCGCTGCCAGCTGTGGTTTCAAACCGCAGGTAGTAGTCGTCAAAGCTGGTACTGGCGCTGCCCTGCACCTTGACGATGAAGCCATGATCGCCAATCAGCGGCAGCCTGGTCACTGCATCGACAGTGCCCTTGATCGCAATGATGCCTTCTGCGGTCCTGGTGTCCGTAGCTTCCAGCGTGTAGTCACCGCCGTCGTTTTTGGTGATCCGCACGATGTACTCGTTTGCGGTCACCGTAAAGCCACCGCCCAGGGCTGACTGCAAAGACGTGGCCAGGTTGCTGGCAATCGTCACGGTGCTGGGGTTGGGGCTGCCACCTGTATTAACGGTGGTGGTAGAGACGGTGTTGCCGTTGACGGTGATGCTGTAGGTGGTGTTGTAGTCCGCGCTGCGCACAAACACCATTGACCTGGTGCCCCAGTCAGCAGACAGGTTGAACGAGTAGCGCCGGCCAATGGCTGAAGCTGCTGAGGCTGCCGGTGCAAACGTCACCGTGGTGGCGTTCACAGCAGTGACAGTTGCATTTGCTGGCACGTCTGGGCCAATGACGCTCATGCCGACAGAGACCCCCGTGGTGCTGGCAAACACTGCAGTGGTGGTGGTGCCTGCTGCTGAGCTGGTCAGGGCGACGCCGTCCAGCATGCTGACGGTCTTCTCGCGGTTGACGATGAAGGTGGCGTCAGCAACGGAGGCAACGCGGAACTGCGCTGAAGGGTCTGAAGCGTTATTGATGTCCAGGTAGCCCACGCCGTCGGGCACTGTGACCGTCTGTGCGGCACCGTTCAGGTCAAAGACCTTGATGTCCCCGTCCCTGATGTAGACCATGTAGCGGATGGTCCCGTCACGGTCGACGATGTTGACAAACGGGCGACCAGTGCCTGAGGACCCAGAGAACAGTTTGCCCAGGTTGTAGGAGGGTGGGCGCTTCTTGAGGCCCTCTACGGGGCTAGGAAGGCAGTTAATAACCGACTCAGCCTGCGATGACAGCCGCAACGCCGCAGGCTGCTGGCTGACCCCATTGATCAGGTTGGGGATAGAGCTGCTGACAAGAGGCATGGCTAGCGGATGATGGCGCGGCTGGGCATGTAGGTCCGTATTACGCCAGTGTGGTTGGGATTGCCACGCAGCATGTTGTGCTCAGACAGCTGGGTCTCTTCCTCCAGGAACTGACTCCGAGCCTCTAGCTCAATCTGCAGGTTGATCTTGGTCAGGTCTGCTGAGCCAATGATTGCTTCCTGCAGCGTGCGACCAGCCCTGGCAATGATGTACTGCCTGGCGTGCTCAGGCAGATCGTCGTAGTCAAAGATGTAGGTGACGTTGGCCTTGAGGTCAGCGGTGAACACATAGCTCTTGGCCCGGCGGTCGTAGAGCTTGGCACCGCGCTGGACGACCTCCAGGCTGGAGAACAGGTATGGGTCAACCACGACGCGGCTGACGTTGGTGCCGACGGTGATCGTGCCGTCGTTAGCCCGGACCAGCGTTGCCTCATAGTCAGTGTTGAAGCTCCAGCCTTCCGCTTGCAGCCGGCGGCTGGATTCATCCAGTGCATCCTGTGCTTGCTTTGCCAGGCCAAGCTGCGATTGCAAGCTGCTGATCGGCGCCTCGCCAATCATCTGCAGCACGCGGTTGACGGCCTCTAGCAGTGTGGTCCTAGCGCTTGCCATGGCTTAAACCTAAGAAAAGAAAGGGGGCCCGAAGGCCCCCGGCACCTCACGCGGTGGTGAAGGTGAGTTCGATGGCGCAATCAGGGCGCAGCACGTTGGAGCCGCAAGCCATGGAGCCGACCATGAACGTGCCTTGCCACAGGGCATGGATGTCAGAGCCGGTCTGTTCCATCTTGAGGTCCATCAGCTTCACCGTACCAACAGCCTGCTTGTTGAACACCAGGGCCACGCTATTGGTGTAGTTGGCGCTGTAGGTGTTGTTCTCACCAGACACCGCAGAGCGGTTGGTGGTGGGCAGGTGGTTGGACTTCAGCACCGTGATGCCAGCAACCTTGAGGACGGTGCCGTCGGCGTAAGCGCCTTGGCCGCCCCAGTCGCGGTTGATCACATCGGTGGTTTGCACCAGCTTGTAGTACTGAGCTGGGGCAAGCACGCAGTAGCGATCATCCTCGGGCAGGTTGTTCTCGTCCATCTTCTGCGCTGCAGAGAACAGCGCAGTAGCCAGTTGAGCACCAGTGATGGCGGCTTTACCGCCAGCCTGCACGATGTTGATCTGCGAGCCACCAGGCAGATCGGTGTTGAAGTTGGTGGCGGTACGAGCTGCCTTGGCGATCATCGCAGCAACGTTCTGGTCAAAGCGATAGGCAAGTGCGTTGCCCATCTCAACCGAATACTGCGAGCGCACGTCGTAGTGGTTCTTGGCTTCGTCAATGTCAGCCAGGAACACTTGGCTCACCAGCTTGTCATCGATGTTGATGACAGCTTCGGCGTGCTTGATCGACGTACCAGTCAGCATCGTGCCGGGGGTGTGATACCCGGTAGAAGCAAGGCCAATGATGGGGAACTGCGCTGACTTGCCCGACGCAATGGTGCGGACAGTGTGCAGGCTCTCAAAGATGGTCGCCTTGCGGAAGGCAGTCAAAACCTCACCGGCAAAGACCTTCAGAAAAAGGTCATCAAAGCCAGAGGCGCCGGCGTTAATTACGCCTAGCCGGGAGGGGTCAAAATTAGGGGCAGCCATTGCTGTACTCCTAGAGAAGTTGGGTTGTTACCCCGACCTCGCCTCCTTCCACTGGGGGTGTCCTCCGCAGAGGGCCGTCGCTTCTGTGAGAAGGTCTAGGTGCATAAATGATAAGCACCTCTGCCAGCAATAAAAAAGCCCCCTGACTAAGGGGGCAAGAGACAGCGCGACTCTGGTGCTAGAAGACGCTTGACCGTGCCAGGCGTTCTTGCACTTTGCGGCGGTACGCAGGATCAGATTTGTACTTCGGATCAGACATAGCTTCGACCAGCTGTGCTGTGGATTCGTACTTCTCGCCGGCGCTGCGAGTAGAACGACCAGCCAGCAGCCGTGGCTCACGCCCCTCCGCTGCTGTGTAGCGGCTGTGCAAACCGGCTACGGCCAGCTTGACCTGGGCCATGTCGTTGCTGCCGTTCACAATCTTGTTGAAGGCGTTGATCTCCTCCTGGCTCAGGTTCTGCCCCGCCCACTGCAGCATCTCGCTGTAGCCCTGTTCGCCGCCGTACTGCGACTTAACATCCATCACCTCCCTAGCGGTCAGCGCAGTGTCCTGTGCAGCCTTGTACTGCAGGCCTGAGAGGTAGGCGTCCACCATCTGGCGGGTAAAGCCTGCACCCTCCAGCTGTTTGTAGTCGCCGTCGGACAGCTCACCGGTCTGTTGCCAGCGGACGTTGATGTCGTTGTAGTCAATGCCCGCCTCCTCTAGGCGGCTGCCGACAAAGTCGCCGTAGATCTCAGACGCAGACTGGGTCTGCTCCTCAGCCTCAGCCTCTTCGTCAGCCTCAGCCGGCTCATTGTCAACTTCATTGTCAACAGGCTCGCGGCTGCCAAGCTTGGATTGCAGCTCCTTGTAAGCCTTTTCCAGCTCGCCCACTGACTTGTACTTGCCAGCCAGCAGCTGGCCGTCTGGGCCTTTCAGTTCAACTTGTTCGTCGCCTGACAGGTCAATGGCATCAGGTGCCATTGCGCCAGTCGGCTCTTGCTTAATTACCAGGGGTTCAGGCATAAGTCCTCACTTGATTTGAATGACGCCGTTTTCGTCCACGGATACTTCCGAGAATGGGAACGGGGTAGGGGGGATGTCGGGGATCTCTGGGATCTGGATGATCTCAGACGGGGGATGCGGCGGCACCAGGGATGGGCCCCCCAATGTCGCCGGTGGGTTCTCCTGCTGGTCCGGTGGGGCCGGCAGGTCCGCCTCCAGTGATGTCGGGGAGGGAGTTGGGGACGATGCCTGGGGCACCCGTGTCTTCTGAGTATTGCGGGCCATAAGGGGCTCCTGGTTGTGTGTAGTTGCCGGCCACTTGGGCCATGGCTGGTGACTTGAGACCAGCCATCAGCATCTCTTGCTGCTGTTGTTGTTGCATCATTTGCATAGCAGCCTGCTGCTCCTGTGCCAACTGCTCAGGCGACTTGACCAGGTTTGTCGTATCAATCGAGCCGCTTGCTGCCAGCCTGCGCAGTGCCTCATCCACGTTGATGTACTTGGCCATGACCTCAGGGCCCAGGGCCTGCTGTGCTGTGGCAATGAACTCCATCAGCTTGTTGCGGTCATCGCCGCGGCCAATGGCCTCAAGCCCTGTGACTGGCTTGGCATTGACCAGGGGCTCGCCGTTGGCACTGCTCTTGGGGAACTGGGGCAGCTTGCGCTTCTTGCGCAAGACGTGCATCAGACGACGTGCCAGTGGTAGCTGCAGTTCTTGGGTCAGGATTGAGTACAGGCCGCCAATGCCTGCCTCCAGCTCCTGGCTCATGTAGCGGATCTCCTCCGCAGTCACCCGTTCGCCAGGCCTTTGAATTGCCGTGTTGAGCAGGAACGCAAAGGCCAGCCGCCCCTCGATGCGGTCGATGGTGCTGTTGGCAATGCTTAGGTCCTGCGCCTTCTGCGTCTGGATGACAGTCACATCAGCGGCGTTGCCTTGGACGATGGCACCGTTGGCTGCATTGGCCAGGGTCCTGGGTCTGGTGGTGCCGTTAGGGTTGACCAGGAACAGGACCTTGGCCGCGGCTGCACTGCCCTCAAGCACCGATTGGTACAGGGATTCAAGAGCAATCAGGTCGCCGTAATACTGCTCAACGTAGGAACGTCCGAAATCTTCGGTGTCGATCCGATCAAAGCGGAGGGGGATCCATGGCGACACCTCCTGGTCGCACATGCCGTGGGTGCCTGGCACCTCCTTGCCCTTGGCCTCTTGATACCAGTGGCACTTGCCGTCGTGGTAGCAGACGTGGGTGTAGAGCTTTACGGTCTTCTTGGTCGGCTTGTCGTAGTCCTCTTCTTCATCGGCTTCTGGGAGAAAGCCGGCAGGGAGGGCTTCGGGGTAAATCTCTTCTTCCACCAAGATCTCAGTGACCGACCCCATGGGGTCACGGCACACAACGAACCGATCCAGGTGGACAACGCGGATGCCATCTTCCGAGACATAAAGCAACACGTTGCCAGCCACAAGCAGGTGCTTGAAGGCTTCGTGCATAGAGGCCCGGCCGTTAGCTGTCTCCAGCACTTGCATCACTGCTAGCTCGACCTTGACCAGGGCAGTGTCCAGCTCTGTCTTGATCTCAGGCCCAGCCTCCATGACGCGCAGCGCCAGGCTGTCTACCTCCAGCTTGAAAAACGCAGAGTTAGGGGGGAACAGGGTGATCAGCAGCTTGCTGGCCAGGTAGTTGACACCCCTAGCCCCAA